TGCCTACGGCGCAATGGAATGGACATCGGCACGATGCTATTCCAGGAGGAGACCGATGGATCTATATCTGTCAGTACACCTCGGCAGCAGAGGGATGGAACTGTACTAGTACCGATACGGTTCTCTTCTGGTCCCTCAACTATTCCTGGCGAGTGACGGAGCAGTGTGAGGGTCGGATNTCGGATTCGTCGATCGACAAGGCTGTTCGGCGGTCTCTGAGCTCGAAGAAGGTGTTCAACGAGAGGGCATTTGTCGGTTAGAATACGTGTGACGGTGGGTCGGGAGAGTGGTCACTTCTTATTTGGTGGCCATTTTCCCGTCCAACTGGCCATTTTTTTGTGTTACAGAGGTGACAGATGTTACTCATCACACGTATTGTGGACAAAAAAGTGGCCACGTAGGTGTCACACGTATTGTGGACTTTTCCTTGGAATTGCAACGAAAGGTCACAATGTGGCCATTTTTAGTAAAATATATATATTGATTGATTGATTGATTTTTTAATATATATATGAGTATAGGGTTTTTTGGGTATTTTTTGTCCACCCCTTCCTTGAGGCTGTTTGATGATGTTTGATGATGTTTATCGATCGGATTTTCACATTAGTCACATCTGTAACAAAACCCCATCCAATCCAAGGATACCCCCTCTACAATACGTGTGACACCCCTTGTCGCAATCTACGCATATAATGATAAGAAGGATAGAAACAAGCCTATCCCTTCTTATAGGCTTACCCAGAGGAGCACACTATGCGTGAGTCACAATTCCAAGCACAGCTCATCAAGAAGCTGAACAAGATGCTTCCAGGGATCATCATTCTGAAAAATGATCCTAACTACATTCAAGGAATTCCCGATCTGATTCTTCTCTACAAGAATCGTTGGGCAGCCCTTGAGGTGAAGCGAGGCGCCACTGCCTCAGTCCGTCCGAACCAGGCACACTATGTTCGGACCATGCATGCGATGTCGTATGCCGCATTCATCTACCCTGAGAACGAGAGCGAGATCCTCAGTGAAGTTCAACAATCACTCACAGCTTAGTGGGGCCCACGCATTCCTTTCCGCCAGCAAGTATCACTGGCTCAACTATTCTCCTGACAAACTGATCGAGACCTTCCGAACCGCCCAGGCTGCCGCAAAGGGTACCCGTCTTCACGAGCTCGCCGCTGAGCACATTCGGTTGAAGATGCGCATGCCTCGAAACAAGGTGACATTCAACAACTATGTTAACGATGCTATTGGGTTTCGGATGGAGCCGGAGCAAGTCCTGTTTTACTCGGTCAACTGCTTTGGCACTGCTGACGCTATCTCCTTTGACAAGGGTCTGCTTCGCATCCACGATCTGAAGACTGGCGTTCACCCCGCCAAGATTGATCAGCTCATGATCTACGCGGCACTCTTCTGCCTCGAGTATGATGAGCGTCCTGGGGCTATCAACTACGAGCTCCGTATCTACCAGAATGATGATATTCAGGTAGCAAACCCGGAGGGCGACGACATCGCCCCAATCATGGACACCATCATCCAATTCGACAAGCTTATCGAGAAGATCAAGGAAGAGGAGGCCTAATGGATCTCGCCCACTATGGTGTTAAGCGCCGTTCCGGGCGCTATCCTTATGGTTCCGGAAAGGACCCGCACCAGCACTCTGGTGATCTGCTCTCCACCATCAAAGACCTCAAGGCGAAGGGTCTCTCTGAGACTGAGATCGCCAAGGGCCTTGGAATGACCACCACCCAGCTTCGAGCCCAGAAGTCCATTGCTAAGAATGAGAAGCGTAAGGCTGACGTTGCAATGGTGGCCCGGCTCAAGGAGAAGGGAATGTCCAACACGGCCATTGGTCGACGTATGGGCATCAACGAGTCCTCCGTTCGAGCGCTTTTAGACCCCACCCTCAAAGAAAGGGCGGGGAGTACCGAAGCGCTGGCCAAGGAGCTCAAGAAGCAGGTTGGTAAGGACGGTCTTCTTGACGTCGGACTCGGCGTTGAGGTCAACATGGGTGTCACAAGCACCAAGATGAAGACCGCCACTGCCATGCTCGAGGCTGAGGGCTACCATGTCCACAAGGTGAAGGTCCAGCAGCAGACAACTGGTAAGTTCACCGAAATGAAGGTCCTGGTGCCTCCGGGCATGGACTACAAGACGGTTCTGGCCAAGCGGGGCGAAATTAAGGCCCCCGGGGTCAATATTGAGGACCGGGGTCATACGGTATACGGTATCGAGAAGCCCACTGCAGTCTCCAGCAAGCGACTGAAGGTCCGCTATGGAAATGAGGGTGGTACCGATATGGACGGTGTCATTGAGGTTCGACGAGGAGTCAAAGACCTCTCCCTCGGTTCTTCCAACTACGCTCAGGTTCGAATCAGTGTTGATGGTACACACTACCTAAAGGGTATGGCGATGTACTCGGACGACATCCCCAAGGGATATGATCTCCGGTTCAACACGAACAAGAACCCAACCGGAAACAAACTGGATGCCCTTAAGAAGCAGACAGGTGACCCGGCGAACCCATTCGGTTCCGTAATCCGCAAGCAGCTTCACTATACCGACTCGAATGGTCGGAAGAAGCTCTCTGCGATGAACATCGTTAACGACGAAGGTACCTGGGGTGATTGGTCGAAGACCTTGAGCTCCCAGTTCCTTTCAAAGCAGCCCGTCTCTCTTGCTAAGCAGCAGCTTCAGAAGGTACGAGACAAGCGCCGGGCAGAGTTCGAAGAGATTATGGCTCTTACGAACCCCTCGGTCAAGAAGAAGCTGCTTCAGTCGTTTGCCGACTCTGTTGACTCCGATGCCGTTGATCTTAAGGCGGCAGCTCTACCTCGGCAGGCCAGTCAGGTAATTCTTCCCGTTCCCAAGATGAAGACCACGGAGGTTTATGCCCCCAACTTCAAACATGGGGAGAAGGTCGTTCTTGTTCGTCACCCTCACGGTGGACGATTCGAGATCCCCGAGCTGACAGTCAACAACAAAAACCCCCATGCCAGAAAAGCAATAGGGACCAAGGTTAAGGATGCAATCGGAATCCACCCCAAGGTGGCTGAGCGTCTGTCTGGTGCAGACTTCGACGGAGACTCTGTTCTCTGTATTCCGAACAACAGCGGAAAGGTGAAGACCTCTCCTGCGCTGAAGGGCTTGAAGGATTTCGATCCCAAGGTTATGTATCCTGCCTACCCCGGAATGACACCCATGACTTCTAAGCAGAAGCAGATGAAGATGGGTGAGGTCTCAAACCTGATCACCGATATGACAATCGGTGGTGCAAACCAGGCTGAGATTGCCCGGGCCGTTAGGCACTCCATGGTTGTGATTGATGCCGAGAAGCACAAGCTCAACTACAAGCAGTCTGAGAT